ACAGCCTCTGCAACCTGCTTACCAATCTCTTGCTTTAATTCTTCTGCGTTCATAATGTTGTTTGTTAATGGGTTAATACTTAATCGTTGGTACCGTTCTTACGGATTTCCTGGAAGATTGATTTCTGCAACTCTTCCTTGCGTGCAGGACGGCTATAGACAAGAATGCCTTCCTTGCTGTAGTAGCCAACCTCACGGCGTTTCTCGTCAATCATCTTGTAGCAGTCCTCTTCGATGTACTCGGAGCGGGTCTTCAGCTTAGCAGTCACCTTCTTACGGGAATCTTTATAGTCCTTGATAAGGGTGTTAAGCTCCTTGGACTTCTCTTTGAGCTCTTCCTGCTTCTCTTCAATCTTGATCTGCACACTCATAAGCTGTTCTTTTAGCTGGTCTACTTCCTCGGAAGGAAGAGAGCGTGTATAACCAAGGTGTTCTACTGCATCGGCATTAGCGTCGAGCATTTCCTTACGCTCTTCGAGCGGCAGGTCTTGAAATAATTGTGCTTCCATTTTTGTTTACTTGTTTTTGGTGTTAATAATGTTGATTATCTCTTTGCCTATCGGCTTTCGCTTCATCAGGGCTTTCAGAAGCAGCCGGGCACGACGGCGGCGATTCTGCTTACGCAGGTCATCGTCACGGCTTCCCGTGCTGACGTAGTCGGTGAGCATTTCCACCACATCGTCGTGCTGTTGGTTGCTTATCAGATACATAGCGTTCTATTTAAGGAGAAAACGACGGGTGCCCTGTACGTTCTGCAGGTAACTCTCATACATAGCCGGCTCGTTGGCCGCAAACTCCTTCTCGTTGAACTTCTGGCTATCCTTGGCGGCTTTCCATGTAGCGAGGATGATGGGCTTGCCGGGCGTTCCACCAGGAGCCGTCAGTGCCTCTGCATCACCAAAGGCCATCTTAATCTTGCTCTCCAGTTCCTTCACCTGCTGGTCAATGTCCTTGGCTTCGCCTTTCAGCTCTTTCAGCTGACGGCAAGCCTCGATGATTTCCGGGTCTGCCTCAATCAGCTTGTCCGGGGTGTGGCGTGGGTTGCGCAACAGCACGTCCTCAACGTTTACCGGATCTGGCTCAACCTTGCCAACGATATTGTCCTTCCAGAACTTCTCTACTTCCTCAACCATCCAAAGGTAGAACTCCTTGTCAAAGGTGAAGTCACGGTAGCCGAAGTTGCGTCCCATAGTAAGCCATGCGAGTGCTCCCTGTTCGAGCTCAGCGACTCCGAGCTGATACTGCAGCTGGCAGAACCAGTGCTGTGGCGGGTTGTCTGCGTCAATCTCCATCTGAGTGGTCTTACACTCAACGATACCCTTGTTACGATCACTCTTTGGCCTGCCTGGAATCCAGTAGGTGCGGTCTGGGCTGACGCGAAGGAATGGCTTCTCGTCGTTAACAATGAGCCAGTCGCCTGCGCTGGCCTTGATAATCTCCTTGCCGGTTTCGTCGGCATAGAACTTGCTGACAGCATCTTCCAGGTAGTGGCCGGCCTTCATAGCGAAGTTCTCTGGCTTTGGCTGGTCCATACCCATCTTACGCCTCCAAAGCTGTAACGGGGTTTCCCACGGGTTCAGTCCGAGGATTGTTGCTACTTCTGAGGAACCGATTCCGCACTCACGGTCTTTAAGCCATGCGTTGCGGTCTTTTTGTCTGATAATTTGATAACTCATAATTGTAATGTTGTTGTGGTTAATAAATAGCCTATTTTCTGCAAGAAATACTTTTGACGCTGGTGATGTCCTTCTGATAAATTGGCACGTTCATCTGCCTGGCATAAGGAGTCCCATCTTCCTTGATGTAAGTTCCGTAGTATGTCAGCATTGGTTCTTCGAACGCTGCGACCTCAATTCTTTCGACGCGCATCAGGCGTATAATTTCCCGAATACCAGAATTGGGCTTGCTAATTCTTATCTCGGCCTCTATCACGTCGCCTACGTCTGCAGGTGAGTTCTGCATTGCATATTCCTTCTTGATTCTGTCATGCTGGATAATAGCCCGGTTCCGAATGTTTGAAATCTGCTCATTCATCTTCAGAACTGCCATACGGTTTGGGTGTGCAAGCTGCATTTCTATTTCGATTTTTTGCTGAACCAGAGCCTCCATTTCCGCAAACTTTTGGTCGCTTTCAGCCAGCTTGTCTTGTAATTCCTTGTAGTTCATAGACTGTTACTTGATGTTAGGATTCTCCTGTGCCTGTCTCTCCATAGCTCTAAGAATAGCCTCGTCGCCCTTCGCACGATTCCCTCTGCCCTTCGTGAGAGGCATGTCGCTTTTGGAAGGCTCAGCGGGTTTTGCTGATTCAATACCTTCTACCGGCCTACCTTCATTGACGGCTACCTTCATGCTTGTAAGGTCTGCAAAAGCTGTCTCAGCGAGCGCTCTGGCCTTCTCTGCTTTAATAAGAGTGTCATCGACCTTCTTAATGCTGTTTTCGATGTCCTTCTTCATCTTGATGACGTAGTCAGAGGCAGTGTCGGCTTTATCGATGATACGCTTCATGTCAGAATACTCGTTCTTAACTTTTTCAAGTGTCTCAGATGCGACATTCTTAGCTTCGGTAGAATCCTTCGAGGCTTCCCGGTTCTTACGCTTCTGCTCGGTGATGCTATCCGCTATATCCTGGAGCTGATCCTTGATTTCCTGGACGGTCGGGTTGATACGTTCTCCGTCTTCGATAATAGCATTGAGGCGCACCAAAGCCTTGTTAGTTCTATCTTCAAGCTTTGAGAGCTTGCAGGTCATCTTGTCAATAGTCTCACCCCATTCCTTGCCTACCATAGTCTGAAATACCATAGTGATAATGTCATCCTTATTCATTGCCTTTGTCTGGCTTAGTCCGACGTGAGCAAGAAAACCTAACGTCAGTTCAACGGGATTGAAGTACATGAAATCGCTATTGTTGACGGTAAGCGAATACCCGTTAGGAAGGGTATCGACTTTGATATAAAATGAATTTTTTGCCATAATAATTGTTGTTGTGGGTTATACTTGTTATTTCTCTTCCTTGATCTCGCCGGTCTCAGGGTCTACGTTCTCAGGTGCAGACTGCTTCTTGATAGCTGCAGCGGCCTTGCTCTTGGTAGCGTCGGATTTCTTCTTGGCCTCTTCGGCAATTCTGCGCTCCTCTACCGGCTTAATGAAAGCTTCCTGCACGGTGGTATCGCCTTCCTTGATGGCGTTGTAGAGTCCTTTGAGGAAGAACACACGCTCCTTGTCAAGCTCTTCGCGCTGCTTAATCTCCAGAAGCTCGTAAATCATCTGCTCTGTTACATTGAACTTAGCGAAGTACTGTATGAGCACCTGACGCTGCTTCTCGAGGTCGAGAGCCTGCCCCATTGCAACCCTCTTGACTTCCTCGATGACACGCTTGGTGACGGCCTTGGGGATAACCTTCAAAACAGCGTTTCGGAAGGCAATGGCTGCGGCTGCGTTACCGGTGACTACCTGCATGTCCTGCGAGAAGGTGTAACCCTGCTTCGTGAGTATGCTGCGCTTCACCTCTTGACTGATAGCTACGTTGGTTTCGAGGTCGTGACATACGGCCTGTGCGGTGATCGTCTTGCCGTCGTTACCGATAATCCGGGTGGCTACGCGAAGGTTTCCCCAGGCACCGGCAATAATCTCAGCCATACGGACTGACAGCCCTTCGATGACCTGCTGAGAACCTCCACCGGCATTGCGACGAAGCACATAGAAGCATTCAGAAGCTGTGTCTACGTCCATTGTAGCATAGGTCTGAATCTGATTGAGAACTGCGTGCAAGTCTCTTGGGTACTGCTTCGCTGTTGCGACCTGCTGGTCGATTTCTGCTCTGTTCATAGCCTGCAACATGTCGGCCTGCTGAACTTGAATAATTTCCTGTTCCATAAATCGTTGAATTTTGTTTGTAAATAATATGTTAACTAAATAGATTACCCATACATGTAGCGGTAGTAGTCCTGCCACGATGAAAAGCCTGGGTCGAGGTCTGTGTCTCTATCCTCTTCTTCGTCATCGGATTCATCCCAGTCATCACGCCCCCTGTGTCGTGGTCTGATGCATTCAAGTTCGTCATACTTCATACTGCTGTCCTCCATAATGCTAAAATGTCCTTGCCGTAGTAGAATGGCCTCCAGTTCGTCTTGAAGTAGTGGACGGGGATTCGGCCTCCTTTGCGATAGCGTGCAAGCGTACTGCGGCTTATGCCTATCTCGGCACAGGTGCGGGTAGTACTGTAACGGCCTCGCGGTTCTACCTTTGGTTCCGTCGCATTCATAACATACCTCCTTCTATGCCACCGGCAAAGCCAATGATAACGAAAATGACGGCCAGCGCAAAGTGAGCCAGCACGACGTCGCCGTTGGTGAAAGACTCGCTCCTTTCGGTGGAGCATACTAAAGTGAAAAGCTCGTTCTCAGCATTCCACCAATTCTTGATTGCTGTTGCCGTGGGCTTCATGATTACCTCCTTGACTGATACAGTCCGGCTCGTTCAACAATACCTCTTACGCCCATAGTTGTCATACCGAACTTGTCGGCAATGGCAACGAAAATTCGATGCGGAGCAACCGATGGCTGCTCGTTGCTCAGAGTGAGGAACATCTGACTGATCTGCTTGTGCCTCTCGTCGCGTTCCTTTTCTTTAGGTGTTCTCAAATCTACTTCCATAATTCAAAAATTTTTGTTTAACTGTTTGGTTTATTCAAATTTTATTTGTAATTTTGCAAGCGAGTTTATAACATTATTTAGTAACTGCGGTGCAAAATTACAACAAAAGTTTTATATAACCAAACTTTAGTTTTATTTTTAATAATTTTTAAGAAATATAATTGTACTATGGTTGGATTTGAGGCAAAGATTAAACAGTTATGTAGGGAGCATAACGTGACACAAAAACAGCTATATTCTGAGCTTGGTGTTACGGATTCTGGTATGCGTAAGATGTTTGCACGAAATTCTTGCGAGGTAGCGTTCCTTGAAAAGATTGCCGAATACTTCAAAATTCCAATTGGAGTGTTTTTTGATAGTCGGGAAGGAAATATAGAAAATATAATGGCAGCAGATAATTCAACTGCATTCAAGGGTAATGGGAATACAGTATTAAATGAATCTGGCTCTGAAAGATTTCTTGATCTGTTAACAA